GTAGCAGAACAAAATGTTTTCAAATCGTCACCTTTTAGACCTTGACCATTTGCTAGCGCGCGCATCATGCCCATTTGTTTAGGTGTCGGATATTCGCGCGGTCTTTCCTCAGGAAATGGCATTTCGACATCATGTAATTGCACAACTGGCGCTATTGGTTGGCGTGACTGTGCGGCCATAACTTCGTCACGCGATGCAAGCGATTTATTGGCGCCAATGCCTGCGTAAGCCAACGCACGGCCCACCGCTGATGTGTATCCAACTTCTGATTCACTGAATTTTGTGTATGGTGTGCGGCCTGGATATATTTCGCACGCTGACGCGATCACTGGAATTGGGTCGTCAGGATTGCGCCAAATTGTGACTGTGCATCGAATGAAACACGATTTGTCAGGCATTTCAATTACTTCGCGCGCTGTTTCTTGTATCCGCATTTCGGGCCAGCGTTCAAACGCTATTTTTAGTCGTGTCGCAACATCGACATAGTTATCCATAAAGTTCTGTGTCATGCCACCAGCCGTTCGCGCAACGATTTCATGTCATGCAAATCGGATTGTGGAATCCACCATGATTCTTTTCGCACTTTTGGTGTTGTGCGCCAATATTTGTCTAAACGACAATCAATAAGATCACGCCAACCACAAATTGTCACCGATGGTTCATTCAAATCAACTGTTGTGAACACATAAGCACCAGGTTTGTTGTCGTATTCGTACACGATTAAATGGCCGCGTTCATGCAACGATGACCGCACTTCAACACAATCGCCGACATCGTATCTTTTAGCGTTTGGTTCGGTCGCATAGTTATATTCGACACCTAAAAATTTTGCGACTGCAAGTTCACTCAAAATACTTTGCCAATCTTTGTTCGGGTCGGTCGGGCAAACTGTGCGATCTGTTCGCACTTTGTATTTGTCGTTAAATTCGTTGCGACCATCTAAACAGTTGCGCGATGCAATTAATTCATCGTCAGTAAATGTGAACAAATATTTGCTAATTGGCACGATGCACCTGGTTTTCTAAACGCTGAATTTCTGCCGATTGGTAATTGTTGCGTTCCTGCAAAGATCGAATGTCACGATCACGCGCCGCCAATGCTTCGCGCAGATCGGTGATGATGCTGCACAAGTATTTGATTTCAATGCGCGCTTGGTTGCATGTGTCAATCAAATCTGAATCGTCTAACGCATTTGAATCGTCAATAATCCACTGCAATTTTCTTAATGTGCTGCGTGCCGCCAATTCGTGCGGTTGCATTAACGGCACTTTTTGACTTGTGATGTCTTGCATCACTTGCATTAGTGCTTTGAACTGTGCATCAGTTCTTGGGTCGATGTTCTCGGTCATCTTTAGCCTTTCGTTTGTTGGTGACTGACATTATCAGGTAGGTGTACGCGGTTAACAGACTCGCTAAAAACAAGTGTTTTAAAGTGACCATGCGCGCCAGCCTTCGCTGTATCGATAAATGGCTAACGCTGATCGCATGTTGTGTTCTAAATTAAACAAATCGTCGCATGTTCTAATCAGGCCGTATGCCTGCAAATATCCGTTTGGCCAGTAACGCGATGGTTTGCACCAAAATTGATTAATTTGCATGACACCGTTTGATCCGCCATTTGGGTCAGTTGCGTTGAATGCGTCAGGCTGGCAACGCGATTCACGATAAGCGACAGCGACAACTGTGGCCAGTTCATGTTCAGGAAATCCAACATGTTTAGCCATGTCAAACACCGCGCCACACGCGTCAGGTTGCGTTATAGGCGTAGTTTGAACAGTTGTGGTGGGTAATGGCGCAGGCTGTTCTAGACCCTGCCAAACCGTGATCAGCGCTGGTTGCATTTCTTGTGCAGTTGGCGCTGGCGGTTTTGCCAACATAAATATTGACATGGCGCTAATGAATAGCGATATGGCTGTTTTGGTAATGAGTGTCATGTAGACCTACTTTCTCGGTAGGTCAACCAGCCTAGACAGATTGCGGTGCGGCTTTCGGTGATGGGCCAAAAACCGCGCTAAATGCCTGTTTTACGGCCTCAGGGTCATGCGCTAAACGCGGTTCTATTTCTACATGCCACCAGTCGCCAGTCTCAAATTTGCCTGCTTGCCATGTGCCACGATCACATTTCCAACTGCGCGTCAACGCGTAGTCGATCACAAGTTGAATGCCTAGCGTGTCAGCGTTTTCTAGCAATTTGTTCATGTATGCCAACGATATTTTGCGGCCGTCTCGCCGTCCGCGATTGTGTTGTGCCTGCCACCTGTACGACAAATCCGTTGCGAGACCGCGCGCATGATTGCTAATAATTCCTGGCTTGCCGCGCACATCACGATTAACAAATGTGCCATTGTTCCACAACGATCCGTCAGAATGTTTGCAACACAATTCGACCCATTTGTTCATGCCAGCCAACGCCGATGTCACGACTGGCTGTTTTGTGACAATGTACGGTTTAGTCATCTGTTGAAATTGTTTTGTTTTTTATGCCGTTTGAAGCAACAAGGCCCGACAATGTGCCAGTTAAAAACACAACAATTGTCGACATTAAATCTATGAACGCTGCGTCGTTTGGTGATTGTTCCAGCGGTTGCGATACAAACAACAGGCCCCAAATCATTCCTAACACAATCAAACTAAACACGATTGCTAATAGCACGCCCACAGTTACGACCATGCGCGCATGTAATTCGTTTGGTGTATATCGGTATCGATTCATGGTGTTATACCGCAACGATCAGGCACATTGCAAATAAACGCGCGCACGCTTGGTTTGTCGTTGTTGTCGCGTGTTGTTTCGCAAGCGGTCAACAACAATGCGCTAATCATAATTGCTCTGAAGGTAGCCATTTTTGTTCGTTTTCGTTCCAATAATAATCGCCGTCAGGTTTCGGTATTGGTGACTGCCAATCGTTGTTTTCGTCAAGTGTCCACGAAGGGTATGGTTGCGGTGCAACAAATTCATCACGCACTTCATCGTATGTAAAATTTACGCCTGGAAATTGTTTTCTGATTTTGTTGTTGTAACTGCATTGCAACCATTCGCCGCCGAACAGATCGTGACAGAATTGTGCGCCATTTGCTTCATCATTATTATGCACGACAATAACTTGTTCAACTATGCCGTCAACTATTTTTGCAAAATGTGCCATATCAGATCGTGATACTTCCGCTACCCGTAAACGAATAAATGCGGTAGCCGCCTGTAACTGTAATTGTTGGTGAACCTGTTGTGCTTGTTGCTGGGTCGAATGTGTCTGCGTAACGCAAAATGACTATTCCTGAACCGCCTGCGCCGCCGCCACCGCCACCAGTACCGCCACCGCCACCGCCACCTGTGTTTACTGTTCCTGCATCGCCCGCATTTTTGCCGTCACCGCCACCGCCCGTGCCGCCAGGATAAGTAACCGCACCAGAACCGCCGCCGCCACCGCCGCCACGCGCAACTGACGCGGTTGTAATACTGCTCGATAGCCCGTCGCCGCCGTAGCCTGCGCCGTCTGTGTTTCCTGTTTCACCTGCACCGCCACCACCGCCACCGTCAACCGCTTGGCCTATACCGCCTGCGTAGCCTTGTGTTGGTGCTGACGCTGCACCGCCAGCACTTGATACGCCACGACCGCCACCACCTGAACCGCCAGCGTTAGCCGTACCAGCAAGACCACCACCACGACCGCCACCAGTCGAAGTAATTGAACCTAAAACGCTGTTGTTGCCGTTCGTTGCTTCAGCGCCACCTGCGCCGACGGTAACTGTGTAAGTTGTGCCAGCGGTAACTGTTAATTGGCTTTCGGCTGATCCGCCGCCACCTGTTGTTTCGCCTGTAACACTATTTCGATAACCGCCTGCACCGCCGCCACCGCCGTTGTAAGTTGCGCTATCACCTTTACCGCCGCCCGCACCGCCCGCAATTACAAGGTATTGAACTGATGTTGGTGGATTTGCGCCACCAAATGCAAATATTTGCATGGCTTACGCCGACAAATTGCCGACAACTACCCAAGTATCGGTAGCAATTTTGGCACAAGTAGCAACCGCATATTGTGCGTTAGTTTTCAATTTACTACCAGCGCTGCGAAGTGTTACACCAACACCAGCAGTTATTGTTACCTGACCAGCACCTAATTGCATGATGTTTATTTGTGTACCAATACCATAGGCGACACTCGAATTAGGCGGAATAGTTAAAGCAATTGCGCTGCCGTTATCACAAGTAACAAGTTTGCCGTCATCGGCTAAAACCGTTGTATAGGTTGTGCCAGTCTGTGCGTTAATCGCAATCATCGCGGTTGCTACTGCATCTAATTCGGCTGCGGTCAATACTTGGCCTGCCGTAAAATCTTGCCGTGTTGCCATAGGTGTCCTTTACATTATCCTAAAACATTTGACGCGTCTATGATGCCATAGGTTAGATCGTCCAAAATTAGTTCATAAACGATGGTTGTTGGTGCCGTAAAATACATAACCGCATGGCCGTCGTTAACCGTAATGGTGTGTTCTATGCCTTCGACACTTAGTTCCTGCGCTAATTCTGTTGTGCCTGATCCGCTGGCAAATGATTTTTCAATGGTGATTGTGTCGCCTATGTCGATTATGGCAATCGTGTCGCGCTGCGCTGTAGTCAATTTGTTTAGGTTGGTTCCGACGGCTGTGTAGCGTGCCTCAGGTTCAGGTGATAGCAGATAGTTGGCCAGCGCTAGCGCTGCTGTGTCGTTGTGTAACAGCGAATCTGTGATGCTGGTTGTTTGTATAAAATATTTTGCTTGGCTGGCTGCGTCGTCTGCGATTTGTTGGTTTCCGCCAACAATGGCAATTGCTGCACGATTGATGACTTGATCCGCTTCAAATGATACGCCTAAAGAATCAAATTTGATGTTTGTGCCGTCATCGTGAAAATCTGCGACTGATGCGCTAAGTGTGTTGCCAATTCGTGATTGAAATGTTAGGTCGCCGTCACGGGACATGAACAATCTGCCTTGTTCAGCGGTGTTGATTCGTGTGCAGTATTCAAGAACATTTGTGCCTGCTGGAACTGTAAATGCGGCCGCGCCGCCAAGTGTTTGTGTGCCTGTGTCAATGTCCCGTTGCGCTATCGGAAAATCAACTTCGGGCAAATCTAAGACTGCTGACAGTCGGACATTTGACAATTGCTCTGACACATTAAATTCGTCCATGTAGGTTTGGGCCAATAAATAGAAATCGTCTGCACAATAAACAGTTACCGTGTCCAAACCGCCTAGCGCGAAGTTGTAGTCATAGTTAACGATGTAGCCGTTGAACAAATATTCTTTGACATTGGTTGTCGAATAGCGTGCTAGTCGCACTTTTCGCATTGGTGCCAATCCTGGTTGCGCTGTTGACGGATCAAAATAGGGACTAAGCGAATCAAACGGATTGAAAATTCCAGTTGTGTCCAGCATGTTCAGCACCATTGTCCCTGCGCTGAATTGGTCGCCTTGATCGCGTCTGCCGCGTTTCACGCTGATCGAATTGATGCCTGTTGTTACATCAGCAAAATTGGTTGTGCCGTCTAAAACATAGGTTGTGTTATTTAGTACGCCTTGCACCGCGTCATCAAGTGTGAACGCGTCTTGAATAAATCCTGTGTCAATTTCTAAGCTGTAATTACCAGCGCCAACAATTGCTGTGCCTGCCATTATGCGACCTGAATTTGTGCTGGCCCTGCTGACCTGTTGTATGCGCGAATGGCGTTGACTACGGCTTGGCCGATCTCGGCGCTAGTCGATAAACCGCCAGTCACATTAACTGTCACATTTCCCATGCCGCCACCACGACCTAACGGCACTACCGCTTCAGGGCCTTTTTCACCAATCAGCGCCAGCGTTGGCGATGTCACGATTCCGCCTTCAGCCAACATAGGTATGTTCGGCACGCTAAAACCTTTGCCACCGAAACCTGGTACCCAATCAGGAAATTTGAACGCCAATTTGCCGATAGTGCTATTCCACAATTTAGCGATTGCGTTAAAAATTGATCGATAAATGTTTAGAACACCTGAAATGTAATCCTTCAAAAAATCTAAACTGGCTGTCACGCCATCTCTAATAAAACTGAACACCGCGTCAACTGTTTCGCGCACGACATCAAATTTTTTGTACAACACGACCAGCGCCGCAACAAACGCAACAATGCCCAAAATGACTAGCGCGATCGGATTGGCAGACATAACAAAATTAAACGCAGCCTGCGCGCCTGTGGCGATCTGTGTAGCAATAGTCCAGGCTTTAATAGCAACATTGGCGACCACGATGGCGGCCGCAAAACCGCCAATCACGCCAGCAATAATCAAAAATGTTGTTGTGTTTTCTTGTGCCCATTCCGCCATCGGTTCTAACAATTCCAACAATTTTTGCAACACGGGCAACAATGCCATTCCAATCGATTCTTTGGTTTCGTCCATCGCTATTTTCATGCCAGCCATACGGCCCTCGAATGACATCGCCGCTGTTGTTGCAGCACCGCCAAACGATGTCGCCAACGCATCAGTAATTTCTTGCATGCTTGATTCAGAATCAATCACGCCTTTCAACGACGGGTCTAATTTGGTTAGCGCAGCAGTTGACCCGTTATACGCTTTGCCTAATGCCAGCGTGACAGTTTCTAAATCTTTGCCTGTTGCCGCGCTGATATCTAACGCCGTATTCATCAAATCTTGTGCAGCCTCAACCGATCCAGTCGATCTAACTAGATTCGACATCGCTGGCCTCAACTGGTCATCAGCAACCGCAAACGCACGCGACATGCCCGAAATAAAATCCTCATTAGCGGCGATTGCTTCCTCAGTAGCGCCAGCGCTAGTTCGCAACTGTTGCGCTAAAAGTTCCTGCGCTTTCTGATCCTCAGCAGCCGATTTCGTTGCCAAACCTAAACCTGTTGCCAAACCACCCAAAACACCGATTGCAGGCAACATCGCTTTTTTTAACGCAAACGCAGATTTAGCGCCAGCGCCTTCCAACTGTTTAAATTCGGCCATCGCCTTTGATATGCCTTTGCCATCAAATTCAGTGACAATGGGTATGGATACAGCCATTAGTTGAGTTCCTTTCGCACGCGTTCCATCAGTCGATCAATCAATGTTTCAACTTCGCCTTCAACTTGGTTTTTGTTTCGTTCCCATGCTGGCCAAACAAATCGTGATGCGGTGCCATATTTGGCGCTTAAACTTTGCACCATTTGACCGCCTTGTCGTGTTGGCACTTTGCCTTTGCCTGACATGTCTAACAGCGCCGCACTAGGGCCTGTGTAACGCACAAAGAATGTCGCCAGGTTTGTTGACGCGCCACGAAATTCCCTGACCTTTTTGCCTGATACACCTGACGCAACTTTGTTTTGTTTGTCGCTGTACGGAAACATTTGAAAACCTGACGCTGTTGTCCATTTGCGCGCCATGCCTGATAGCGGTGCGGATTTAGGCAATTTGGCTTTTATGTCGTTTGTGACTGGTGCGGTGATCTGTTTAAAATCTTTTGTTAGATCGCGGCGCGCTTGTTTGTCAATGCTGTTCAATACGCGCAACGCATCTTTGACACCGACAACTGTTGTGGTTGCGCTAATGCTGTCAGCCATTTCGGGCCTTGCGTTCTTTGTTGATCAATTCAATGACGGTGTTCATATCGTCGATCTCGAACGATATTTCAGCAGGCCAAAAACCAGTCGCCACAAGAATCTGCGCTAATCCGTAGCGGTATGAACCGCGTCTACTTTTGGGTCATTGACCGCCTTAGGCAGACAAGATTTTAACGATTTCAAATAGTCATCAAACATTGCTGGAACCGTGATACCTGACATTTTTGATGCCTCATAAGCCAAATACGCTAAATCCTCTTGACCGATAGCGCTGCCAAGTTCTGATGCTTTGCGTTTGTATTTGCGTTCCCATAAAACAGTCGTGAACAATGTTGTTTCGACTGTGACTGGATCGCTTCCATCTAGGAATTGAACTTCTAGTGATAATTGCATTATTTGCCTTTCTCGGTACAGCCTTTATAAGACTGGCTTGTTTTGTTAGTTTTCAGCGGCCAATGCCGCGCGATCATGAGACCGCTTTAGTCAATACGCCGCCAGTAAATGTCAGCGTGATTGTCGACAATTCGCCAAGTGATGCGTTGATCGGTGTGTGCGATTCAAGATAAGCGCCTGTCAATGTGTAGATCGGATTTGTTGCCGATGCTGCGCCAGTTGCTGGTGCAAGCACAATGTTTGTCGTGATGCCAACCAAACCGTAGATTGTGGCCTCAGTTTCGCTGCCTGCGTAGGATTGATACAGTTCAATTTCAACGCTGTTGTTTTGCAACGATGTCACCGATGATGCACCATATTTGCGTGCCGTGTCACCAAACGCAGTTGTTTCTAATTGTTCGTAAACATAGTTCAATGTTGCGCTGGTGCATTGGTCGCGCAAATCAACGCTGTTGATGGTCACA